GGTTGAGTATGAAACTCCCCTATCTCTCGTTGTTAAGTTGACAAGATGAGAACTGTGCGCTTGCGTGCAGTGTCTCGAAGTCCTTCAATGACCGTAGCCTTGTGTTTCTATATATAGAGAACTGCGTTCTTGCAATGCTTTCCTCCGTATTGTGAATAACTAGGCCCTTTCTTTTTATAACCCCAAACCCGGACTGGAATACCGGCTATGACCATTTTCTGAATGGACGTGACTTGAAATCACCCAATGGACTAGACGACTTTGCAGAGACGACATTGTCTATCTCTGCCAGTATGCATCTTCAAGGTGTAAATCATGGAATCCGAATTAAAAGAAGTGACGAATACGACGTTTATTAGTGAAACCCCGGAAATAGTGACGCAACCCAAAACGATACAACCGAAAGATTTGGAACCCCCCTCAGACGTTGGTGAAGGTGAGTGGAAATTGGATGTGATGCTATCGAAGCCCTTTCGAACAGTGTCATCCTTTTGGTACACCACTGACGCCATCGGAACGATGAAATTGATTTCTGGTCAACGCATTCATCCCCTTATGATGCGTGACATATTAACCGATTATATAGAGAGCTTTCAGACCAACATCCTGAAGAGCTATACTTATGCCCGTTATAACATCAAATTCACTATTCAATTGAACTCAACTAAGTTCTACAGTGGGCGATTAATTTTTGGCTATGTACCCCTACAGGAAGTGCCAGCAACCCCTCTGGACTTCACACGACTATCGATGTTTCCCCATATATTCATAGACGCTGGTAATTCATCCCCCGTAGAGTTCCAAATCCCATGGTTCTCTCCATTTTCATATTTTAACCAGACGTCAGACGAAGTAGGACAGCGAAGCCTGGGATTCCCCTTTTTAAGTGTGGTTTCCCCGCTAAGATCACCGACTTCATCAACAGCTGTCTGTTATACGATATATGTACGAATGAGTGAAGTGAAATTACACATCCCTGTGAATCCCGCGCTGACGTATATTACACCCCGTTTGACAGATGAGATCAAGAGACTGAAAGGTGATGCGAGAAGTGGAGACTTGGACGTGGAACTTTTCCGAGAAATAGCGCGACCGGACAAATTTGGATTCACTTATGTGACCCAACCGTTTGAACAATCACGAAACACCGGACATATGACGAATGTAGTAGGAAATGTCATGAAAACTGTTCGAGCGATCCCCGAAACTATTAACTCAATAACTGGAACTGTGACTGGATTAGCAAGTGGAGTTGCACAACTGGCATCGATTGCTGGTTTGTTCGACCGCCCTCGATCAAAGGTTGAATCTGTGCATCGTGTAGGATTCTCTCAAATGTCTTTTGGCGTTGGAGAAGACTATCTCAAACTGTTATCATTGAGCCCCGACGATTGTTATCTACCTGATAACCGGACCCACGCAAATAATGTGGAGATGGAAATGGATTATCTGTATCTTTCGAGATTGGATTCCATTTTAGAAATTGTGCAGTGGTCAACGACGCAACCCCCTGGAACTATATTGAACACAAGAGCACTGCTGCCTGTGGGCCTACGAGGTCCCCTTGGTACCCCTACTTGGGTAGCCATGGTAGCGGAGCGTTTCCTCTATTGGCGAGGACCTCTGGTTTTTACGTTTTCCATTGTGGCGACGCACTTCCATACCGGAAGGTTGGTAGCTGTGTTTACTAATGGATACACGCAGGCCGAGGATCTCACCTTGGACGTGGCATTGAATTGGCCGAATGTGACTATGGATTTACATAACACCGAAAATCGCGAATACAGTTTACAAATGGATTACAACGCTAACATCCCCTGGTTGTATAATTGCGACCCAGATCCCGTGAGTTTCCGACCCCTAAGTTGGTTGGGAAAAATGGTATTGTACGTGCAGAACAGTTTAGGAGCCCCTGAATCTGTGGCGAGCACAATTGACATCATAATATCAGTGCGCGCTGGCGAGACTTTTGAATTGGACAAACCCCGATTGAGTTTAGCGACCGAAAATAAAGTGCCTTCCATACAGGTTGGGAAGACAGTGAAAGCTTATCCCCTACCCGTACGACAAACACCGGCACCAACTGTTAGACGAAACCCTGATGAACGAAATGACGGACATATGGCAAATGCTGATTGCGAACCCGAGTGGCAACTGTATGTATATGATTGTGTGAAGCACTTAGGTATCATTGGTAATGAGTTGGATATATTGGAATCGGCAACAGCAAAGTTTGAGAAGAGCGTAACAGAAGAGAAGTGGCGTAAAGTTTATGGTTTAGTTGGCAATCTCAAAAACCAACTAACTAAGCTGAAGTCATTGGTTGGAGTGATGCAAAAGAATGTAGATATCATTGCTGAGAAGGCATCGACGATTAGCGACGATGAGGAAGTGGATATCGAAGTGCTGTTGAAAGGATTGTGTAGCGTAGCACGAATAAGTGAAGATCTAGCGATGAGCTCTGAAATAGCCGAAAAACTTAAATCATTGTGTAGGCAAAAGAAAGAACCGCGAAACGATGGACATATGAGCGAAGCAGAGCAACAGGGAGCGCCCTCAAGCACCCCGATCGTTCGAATGCAATTGGAAAATACCGATCCCGACCCCCACCCAAATGTCGGCCGCAAAACCAAGACCGCTGATATACGTGACGTAGTGCGACGATATGGACCCGCATACAATGTATTATTTACACCCCCTACGAATGAGGATTCACTGCAAGCGCTGGTGATACCCGTGACACCCAATACTGGAAATAACTCCGCGTTAATCTCATACTATTCGAGAATGTACGCAGGATGGAGTGGAAGCATGCGGTATAAATTCATATTTGACTCAAATAACCTCGACAACCAAATCATATCTGTGACGCACTTGCCGAATTATTATGCGACTGAACCGAAAGCGATTGATACATTAGATATGGACGACCCTGCGTTGATAAATGGAGGCGGATATGCCTTGGAAGTGCAACATATAGTAGATGAGAAGGCAGTGGCCGTGGAAGTACCATATGCTCAACCATATCATTTCCTTACTAGCTATGCAATGTATGGAAATAGCGCCCCACATCTTCAAACTAATGGAGTGCTAATGATATCTGTGTTGTCCCGATCGAATCTATACGGAGAGGCAAGTGGAGTCTTTAGACCATCGAATTCAGTGTCAATGCAGGCTTATGTAGCCGCTGGTGATGACTTTGTCTTCACCTTTCCCGTGCCCTTTGTGTTGTTACAACAAGACAAGGCATGGCACCCGATAATTGGATAAAATGGAAAGATGGAAGATAGATCTGACAGTGATGAGAGCGTTAGTTATCGGCCTTCCCTTCGACCGCAACCCGTTAGGTGAGGCAACTACAAGTGATCCGGCATAGCTATTCAGACATTAGGATGATTAATGGAGGTTAGGCCTAGACTGTGGCTGGAGCGTAAGTAGCACCATAAGACCCGACATGCCGTTGTCCTCTGGACCCATTCATGTCTGAATACGAATGAAGGATCACAGGTAGAGGAAGAAGAGATCACTGCAAAGCTGAAGAAGACCAAATCTGAATATTGAATCTCAGGGAAAGAGTTAGTTCCTTTAGGGAGTAAATGGATAGTTCACCCGGCGAAAGCCAACCCTACCTTTGATGACAGTACAACAAAATGACTACGATTTCAAAGGTGCAATACAGTTGCGAACGGAAACAGACCCCTGCTTTTTATAACCCGAAATTGCAAACGACTTTATCTATGGAATACGAATATCACAGACTCAAGACCACCCAATGGAGTAAGGCTACCCGTGAAAACGATATCGAAGTAACTGTGGAATATGAAGTGACCAATATGGAAGAAGTGCTGAGACGATTGTGTAACATCCCCTTAATAACAGCACGATCATTGAGCAATCTTTGCTATTGGCGCCTACTCAAGCGATTATACCGACGAAAATACCATCGAGAACCCCCCAAACAAATGGCCCGAGCAATGATTGATGTTCGTACGAAGTGGAATTGGAAACCGACTTTACAGGAGGCTTTCCTAATGAGTGCATATAGAGGAGTGTGTACGGAGAGGACCGAAGCCAAGACGACGACCCTCCTCACGTGTGAAGTGAAAAGTGAGATGATTCGTAATGAAGGACACATGTTTGGATGGACGAACATAAGAGACACGTTAGAGGAAGCAGCGACTGAGACGAAGCGATGTGCCGAAACAGCAAAAGGAATCATTGATGAAATGGAAGAAATACCCGCTGAAGTGAAAGAAACAGTGACGAACATGCGTAAAACATCAACTAATTGGACGCAGTTCATTGATCAACAGACGAAGCTGTTATCTCGTGATGGAAATAAGTGGAGACATACGCTAACTGACACCCTTAATCAGGTGGCTGAAATACCCGTTAGTGTTAGAACTCACATCGATTCGTTGATGGAAAGGCTGAAGGAGGATACCAGCAGAGGAGTAAGTGAAGTGGTGACAGGAGTCATTGGTGTGACTGAAGAAGTTCGTCTGGGAGCAAAAGGCATATCACGATTGATGGGGCAAAGATTACTATTGGTGATGGAGTGTTTTACACTTTACTTCACTAGGTATTATTTGCCAAAGTGGATATGGTATTGTCTGTTTGCTCAGGCTGTGATTCGTTGGTTTGGATTGGGGAAATATATCGAAATATTTATGGAATATTTCTGGAAAGCGACAGGAACTCTTAAATCGTTCCTATGGAAAGATACCGAAGGCGAGCCCTCGGCACAATTACTTGAGAGGAACCGTAATGATGCTCATTCAATAGAAGACATCGATTTTTCAAAAATCATTACGGTTGGTATCTTCACGACTCTGTGTGTTGCGATCGGAAAAGCAAGTCCGAACAAGTCATATATGGAGGCGGCCCTGCGTAGCTGCAATGGAGTGTTCTCACTAAAGAAGGGACTGGACAGTATCCCTGGAGTGTTTGAAGCAATCGAGAAGATAGTGAGAGAAGTGGCAGTTTGGGCAGTGGGCGACGAAAAGACAAACAACCGATTTCGAGAAATGGATATGATATTTGACGACTACAAGGACTGGTGCGAAGAAGTCTCCGCCCTGTACACCGAAGAGGGGAGACGTGAGGCGACACTAGTTAGAGAGACACGCGAAAGAATTTTAGTGCTAAGAGCCCGTGGCAATGCGTACATGAGGAAATTCCAAGGAAAGGACTGGCCAATCAGTTTCCGAACTACTTTCAATCAAGTTTGGAAGATGATTACAGAGTTGGGAGTGATTGCCGAACAGTCGAAACATTTCGAATTGTTCCGTATGGATCCCTTCTGCGTTGCAGTGTATGGAGAACCTGGAGTAGGAAAGAGTGTGCTCTGCACCTCAATTGGACTAATGCTTACCAAGGCAATGGGATTACCTCTGGAAAACGCTATATACAGTCGAGGACAATCTGATCATTGGGATAACTATCACAATCACCCAATAGTGTATTATGACGATTTTGCGCAAGGAAAAGGCGAACAGGCGAATGAACAAATGCGCGAATTTGTGGCTCTTAAATCGAACAACCCATATATTTTGAAGAAAGCGGATATAAAGGAGAAAGGACAGGCGTTCAGCTCTCGAGCTATAGTAATGTCTACGAATTTCCCTTATCCGGACGTGTCGAATTACGTGTATATGAAAGAAGCGGTTTACCGCAGACGAGAAATGTTAATAGAAGTGCGCCTTAAGAGTGCTGCAAAAAGTGGCGATCAACCAAATCGTGAAGCGATTAAGCGAATGCACGAGAGAGAAGAGTTCTCCCACATGGCGATGAGATTAATGGATCCGATGAATAATGAACTACCCGGAAGATGGATGCCGTGGGACGAAATGAAGCAAATAATTATGACCCAATTTGCGCGGCACGAAACCCAACAGGAAGAACTAAAGTATAAGACTGATGCGCAAATTTATGATATGAACTACTTAAATGGACTCAGACGAATGAATGATGGACATATGAATGAGGAGGAGCCCGAGTGTTCTGCGTGGAAGCACGAACGACCACCGTTCAGGCCAATGGCCGTGAATATTGCGCAGTTGCCGATGGATGACGAGATAGAAATCCCGATTGAAGCAGTGGCTGGTACGGGACTGGAGACGGAAGATGAACGACGCGGACCAAACGGAGGATACTTGATGTCGCGTGGCGAGTTGTATGGTTATGTTGTGCACTATGTGCAAGATAATATACTGACCCCGCGCGAGACATTGGGTTGGCTACTAACTGAAGAAGTGTTGGAACAATCAATGGGAGCTTTTGTGAGATACGGCGCAAGTATGTATTCAATGATATCATCTGGTATCTTAACGTACTTGAAAGGAAAGGTAAGACCAAGCGACGGAGCATATAGCGAGTTCCAACGATTGCGCCCGCACTTGATGCGACAGGCACACGAGGCTCAAGACATAATGATGGAGGAGTTAGGAGTGACGATAGTGCGCAATGGATTAGGCGATATCGGAAATAAAGTGCGCACTTGGAGAGATAACATAAAAGGATTCATTCGCGAAAATGAACTGCTAAAAAAGATTAAGGACAATGCGAAAACACTGGTTGTTATAACAACTGGAGTTGTGGCCGCTGTTGGACTGTGGAACTATTTGGGGAGGATGCCTGAGATGGAGAGTAATATCCCTCATCACACAACATCTGGCGACCCCCGAACCCCCCGGTTTCGCAAGACAAATACAGTGTCGCGAGCAGTGAGACGTGTAAACGATATGAATGATGGCCACTCGGCGGGATTAGATCAAGGAGCGAGCGATTTGATTAATCATAAGTTGAAGAAGCACTTGTATAAGGTGACGGTGCGAGGAAAATCTACCAATGGTTTGGCTACTAGCGGGCAACACCTGATAGTACCATGGCATTTGGTGAGACATGTGGAAGAAGGCGATTTGTTCACTATTGAAGGCTGTAATTGTGATCCGATTTACTTCAACGTAAAGAAGTCGCAAATTCGCCGGATTGGTAGGGAAGATCTCGCATACATCCTAAACATCAAAAGGATGAGTATGGCACCTGACCTGATCAAGTATATGCTGAAAGAAAGTGATTTGGCGATGGCAACTAGAACTGATGTGGTGTTACTAACGAAGAGTTTAGTTGCGGATGATTATGAGATTCGCTTTGGAGTGGCAGAGTGTTTAGACGAAACGGTAGAACACGATGTGGAAGGAAGAACACAGTGACGTGTTCGCAGTACGAACTGGATGGCGACACACTGTTAAGACGACTAATGGAATGTGTATCTCCCCCCTCATATCAACAAATAGGAGATACCCCCGACGACTGATAGGACTACACATATCTGGTGGAGTACATGGAAGTGTGGCATTGTGTCCCACCCAAGAGCTAATGACATCGGTTCTTGAGCGTGGCGAACGAATGGACACAAACGATGCACACATGGCGACGTATATTGATGAATGGGACGTGACCGACGTTTCCTCCGGATATAGAGCGATAGGTGTAGTGAAGAAAGAGTTTGCGGATTACAATCCCACCAAGAGTGATATTATTCCAACAATAATACACGACAAAATCCGTGAACATGTGACTGAACCGGCGATTCTGACTGTGAGAGACCCCCGAAACACGAAAGGAATAGACCCGTTTGAGAACGCAATGTCGAAATATTGTGTGCGAACCCTACCCCTGCCTGTAAAGAGCAGAGAGTTGGCTGAGGAGTGGTTGATAGCGGACGTGATTGATAGTTTTACACCATCGATGGACGTCAGGGTGATGACAGAAGATCTAGCCATCAACGCCACGACTTGGTCAGAGGGTTATGAGCCGTTGAAGATGGACACCTCCCCGGGATGGCCATACAAGCTTCGGAACCCATTGGGCAAGAAACGATATTTTGATTTCGACGCGGAGACATTGCAATGGAAAATGAAACCGAGTTTGAGAAAGATAGTGAAGGACAATGTTATAATGTTAAAGAATGGAAAGTTGCCATGTTGGATATGGCCACATTGTCTGAAGGATGAGAGAAGACCTTTGGAAAAGGTGAGAAGCGTGAAGACCCGCATATTCACGATGGCTCCCCTCGACCTAACGATTGTGGTGAGAATGCTAACCATGCATTTCACGGCTGCGATGTATAGGGCGAGTGGGAAGAGCTTCTCAAGTGTTGGCATTAACCCTCACGGTGTGGGATGGACTCATGTGGCCCAGAACATGCTACGAGCTGGAGAGTGTCATGGCGATGCGGATTACGGACGATACGATGGAACCCTCGATGCTGATTTGATTAGCAGCGCAATGAAGAGTATAGGTGAATGGTATTGGAAGAAGATGAAGGAAGGAAGCCACATTGAAATTCGTTTCGACGATGGAGATGTGGTGGAGTTTGATAAGGATGGATACCAGAGGGCATTGCAACTGCTAGCATCGGAGTTCGTGCATACGAAACAACTCCTGCGGCGAACTTTACATCAGAAAGTTCAAGGCAATCCCTCTGGAAACGCGCTAACGGTAGTATTGAATACTCTGGTTGGGTATCAGTATTTAGCGATAGCGTTTATCCAGTTGGCGCGGACGGAGAAGGTAATACCCCGGTATGCGAAATGGAAAGAAGAAGTGTGGATTAACGTGTATGGAGACGATTTCACCATATCCACACGCCCATCAATATGGATGTGGTTTAACACGAGTGAGATAGCGAAGTTTATGGCGCAGTTTGGCATCGAATTAACACCCGCGAGTAAGACAGGCGAACATGAGTTGAAGAGCATCGAAGAAGTGCAATTCTTGAAGAGGAAATGGAAGAGACACCCCGAGTTTCCCGATAGATTCACAGCTCCGATAGCGAAGGACACGATTTATGAAATGTTGAATTGGATGAGAAAGAACGACGACCCCGACAAACAGCTAAGGGAACAAATAGACGAGGCACTGCGAGAGGCAGCTGCGTACGATAGTGGTTTTTACGATACTTTGCTCGGCCAAATACGGCAATCGGAAGCCCCGGGCTCATTTCCAAATGAGTTTGGTGTGCTGGATTGTTGTTGGTTGGGTCAATTCGAATGAATTGAGAGATGTGAACGGAGCCCCACTGCATGGCAACATGTTTTGGCTG